TCGCTTACATATGGGCATCAAGGCTAATGAATTTAACCATTCAACCCGTTGGCGTGGCTTACTTTCATCAGACTTGGCCTTTGGTGGAAGGGTTTTTAGCTGAAGCGTTAAAGTGGGGCGAAGATGACTATACCGTTGAGCAAGCTAAAGGAATGCTTGCACGAGGTGACTGGCTGTTGGTAGTGGCAGTTGATGAAGAAAATACGATCAAAGGCGCGGCAGCAGTTAATTTTTTTAATATGCCTAATGATCGAGTTGCATTTGTAATTGCTATTGGTGGTAAGTTAATTAGCAATCAGGACACGTATAAACAGTTTTCTGCATTGTTAAAAAGCTATGGCGCTACTAAAATACAAGGTGCCGCAAGGGAAGCCATCGCCAGGCTTTGGACGCGGTATGGGTTTAAAGAACGCTACAGAATTGTAGAGGCAAGATTATGAGCATACTAAGAAGCAAACACAGCGGATGGACACATGAAGGCAGAAGGACGCCATTTAGTGGCGGAGGATCTGGCGGTGGCGGTCCACAAACATCTACTACATACTCTTCTAACGTACCGGAGTATGCCCGTCCCTATGTAGAAAACATGCTTCAGTCTGCCCAAGCGCAGATTTATAACGATGACATGACGTCGTTCCGTCCGTATCAACCATACAGCACAGATGTTAACGACTATTTTGCAGGCTTCTCACCCCTACAACAATCCGCACAGCAAGCTGCGTATTACATGCAAGCCCCACAACAGTTTCAAACTGGCACTGGTCTAGCCGGTGCCGCGGGTATGGGCGGTTTAAGTGCAGCTGAACAGTCCGGTCTTTTAGGGCAACAAGCTCTTGGATATGGTGCAACAGGCGCTGAATACGGTGGTCTTGGTGCAGAACAAGCATTGGCCCGTGCACAACAAACCGCACAACAAGCTGGACTATATGGTGGATTAGGCGCTGGATATGGTGGTCGTGGTGTAGAAGCTGCAGAACAAGGCTTTGGTGCAGGTGAAGCGTTTGCCCGCCAAGCTACTAGTCCAGAAGCTACAGCGGCGTACATGTCGCCATATATGCAGAATGTGGTGGACTATCAAAAGTCTCAAGCCTTACGTGACTACAATATTGGACAACAGCTTCGTAAAGCTCAAGCAGTCGGTAAAGGTGCATTTGGTGGTAGCCGTCAAGCAATCGCCGAGGCAGAAGCAGAAAGAGCGCTGGGTTCACAGTTGCAAGGTATTGCAGCAACAGGTTCTCAGAAAGCATTTGAAGATGCCCAGCGTCAACAACAGTTTGGCGCTCAATTAGGACTACAAGGTTTACAAGCTGGCTACGGCGGTCTTGGTTTAGGTATGCAAGGCGCTGGTCTTGGTTTGCAAGGTGTTGGGGCGCAACAGGCTGCTGGTCAATTAGGTTTGGCTGGTACGGCTCAAGGTATCCAAGGTGCGCAGGCTGGTTTGCAAGGTGTTGGACAGGCAGTTGGTGCAGGACAGTATGGGCTTGGTGGTCTAGGTGCTGCTACACAAGCCGCCGGTACATTAGGTCAGTTAGGTGGTGCTCAGTTTGGTGCCGAGCGCGACATTATTGGATTGCAGTCCCAGATGGGCGCGCAACAACAACAGCTTGAACAACAGAAGATTAATCAGGCTATTCAAGACTACGCTACCGCCCAGCAGTATCCGTTTATGCAGTTGGGTATGCTCAATGCAATGCTACGTGGTCTGCCGCTACAACAAGCTACTACACAGCAATATCAGGCTCAGCCTGGATTTGGTCAACAAGCTATGGGCTTGGGTCTTGGCGCACTAGGCGCTTATAAAGCGTTTGCTTAAGGATACGATATGAACCAAGGAATGCCACAACTAGGTAAAGGTCAGCAAATGGCTGGCATGGCTTTTGGACAACCTATGGGACAGCCACGAGGTAAATCGCCCGATACCATGAATGAGATTATGGCGCTGGCTCGTAAGATGAGCGATGCACAGTTGGCTGATGTGCTTAATGGTAGAAGTATGGATATTCCACAGTACGCGGCTATGGCGGAAGCTATGGGGCGTAAGAGTTTACGTACTGCCGTTATGGGAGCTCAAGCTTCAGCGCAAGCAAGACAGCCTAGCGTAAAAGATAGATTGATGGCACAAACAATGCCTGCGGCTGGATTAGATCAGTTGCCTGCCCCTAATATGGGTATGGTTGATATGGCTGATGGCGGTATCGTGGCGTTTAGTGGCAAAGAAAATGAGCAGTTGGTTGAAAGTAATCCAGAGCTTGAGAGAATCCAAAAGCGTGCGCAGGTGTTGGGTATGCCCAATATTTTTACCCCAAACATTGGCCCATACGACGCTTATCAAAAACTAATTGGAGAACCGTTTTCACGTTTCTTTAGCATGTCGCCAAGAGAGCAAGCCGTTGCTTTTCAAAAAGGCAAAGAAGCCCGTACTGGTGAGCGCGACACCTTTACAAGTACACCGGCTGATATATCTAAAGATACAAAGGCTATGGCGTCTGCTAGACAAAAAGACGTTGCCGAAGCCAAAGACGCGCAGACAAAACGTGATATGAAGGCTGCTGGCGTAACGCCAATGGATATAGAGCAGGCCGAAATTGGTTTGGCAATGCAACAAATGCTAAATCAGAAAGATCAAAAGGGTGATACTAGAGCCGCTGAACGTAGACAAGAACTTGCTGGCGGTGCCGGAACTAGAACTGGTGCCCCCGGTTTAAGCCCTGAGAAGCGCACTAACCCGTTTGGGCAATTAAGCGCGGAAGCACCTGATTATGAAAAGATTAAGCGTCAAGGGCTTGGAGAAGGTTTAATGGCGCTGTCTGGTGCTTTCTTTGCTAAACCAACTTTAGGACAGGCGTTAAGTCAAGGATTGCCGACTCTTGCCGCTATATCTGGTGCAACCCGTAAAGAAACCAGAGAAGCCGAAAAAGACTTTAAAGCATACAAACTTAACATTGCTAAAGCTAATGAACTGTTTGAGCAAGGGCAAGAAGACAAAGCCTTTAAATACTTTAAGCAAGCTCAAGACCATTTGTATCAGATGGAGAATGTGGCTGCGCAGAAGATGGCAGCTAACAGGCCATCAGGCGAACTTCAAGTTTTAAAAGCGCTTCAAAAACCAGGTGAAGACATAAACGATACATATGCACGAGTTTTCACAATGAAGCAAGATCCAAAGCAAGATCAAGCTTTGATGGCTAGGTATTCACAAGATCCGTTACGGTTTACTATGACTTACGATGAGTGGATAGCTAAAAACTTCCCTAATTATAAGAGCTCGCAAGTTGCAGGCGCAGGACAACCGGCGTATAGTGCTGTATATGACGCTAGCGGTAAGCGTATTTAGTAATTAAAAGTTGAGGATTTTTTATGACCTATGGGGTTAAGCTGCCTGACGGAAGAATTATAGGCTTTGATGAAGCCGTTCCAGTAGAGCAAGCTCAGCTTATAGTTCGTAGAGATTTTCCTGAAGCATTCAAGAAAAAAGAAGGTTTAGGCGCTGAGTTTTCTGAAGGTCTTGCTAGTTTAGTAGGCAGCACTAAAGCTGCTCTTACCGCACCATTTGCCCCCAAAGAAGCTGCAAGACAAGCATTGCTTGAAGAGCAGGCACGCGGGGCAGAGTTTGAGTCTGGCGTAGGACTAGACAAACTTAAAAAAGCATATCAAGAAAGAGGGCTCTTAGGCGGGGCTGGTGAACTTGCTCGTCAAGCACCTTTGGCTGTTTCTGGAATGGCACCGCAGATTGCGGCTTCTCTTGGTTCGGCTGCTACTGGTGCACGTATTGGTTCTGTTGCGGGTTTACCCGGCATTATTGGCGGTGCGTTGGGAGGCTTTGGTGCTTCTTTACTGCCCATATCAGGGCAAAATATTATTCGACAGGCGCAAGAACAAGAAGCCGCTGGTAAAGAAATTGATCCTAGTTTAGCTAGGGCGTATGGCGCAGCCGCACCTGCTGCCGCACTTGAGGTTGGTTCTCTTGGCTTTACTTTAGGTAAACGGCTTGTTGGTAAAGTTCTTGGGCAGAGCGAAAAAGAACTTGCTGAAGGACTCGCTAAAAATGCAGCTAAGTATGAGGCAGACCTTGTTAAGAATGCACAGGCTAGTTTGGCGCCAACACTTGGAAGAGGTGCGGCTCGTGGTTTAGTTGAAATACCTACTGAAGTTGCACAACAGATTCTGGAACGTTCACAGGCAGGGCTTGATTTGTTTAGCCCAGACGCTTTAAAAGAATATGGCGAAGCGGCATATCAGGCTGGGTTGGTTGGTCCTAGCGTCGGTGCTCTTGCTTCACCAGTAAGCCGTGCGCAAGCTAGATCAGAACTTGCAGATATTACAGAAAAACGTAGAGCAGAACAGTTTGCTGCTCAAACTGCTGAGGAAGAAGCGTACAAAGCTACGCCTGAATACGTAAACGAGCTAGTGTCAAAGCGTGATAGACTACAAGAAGAGATGACCGTACTTGACGGCATTCTTAAGATTAAATCACAGACTGACGAAGAAAAACAGTTAAAGCGCGAAGCTGCTGCTGAAAGAAAAAACTTACGTCTTGAGCTTGACCAGATTACAGAAAGCCTGCGTGAGATTGCACCTGATACACCAGGGCTACCCCCAACTTTAGCGCAACGCAAAGAGCAAGAGAGAATTCAAAAGCAGACTAAAGAAATTGCTGCTACTGCGGACTTAGTTACTGACGAGTTTGGTAATGTCATACCGGGGCTTACTAAATCAGGTGCCGTTGCCGGTAGAGAGTTAACGCTAAAAGAAAAAGCAGACGCCGATCGTGCAATGCTTGACCTGCAAAAGTTAAAAGAAAAAGAAGCTAGAGAAAAACTTACAGCACAAGAAGAAGCCCGTAAAGCATTTTTACAGCAACAGATTGATGAGATTCGTAGCGCTTCTGATTTTGCCCGTGATTACGTTGATGCAAGACTGGCAACGCGTAAAGGCTATACAGTTACTAGCGAAACTACTGGACGTTACGATCCAAAAGAAGGTATACCGCTTGATGTTTCTGAACCTGGACTTATTCGTCAAAAAGGGCTTGAGCAACTATTAAATAAGTCCGGCAAACAAGTTACATCAAACGAGCGTAAAAAACTAGAAGCAAATATCGATGCTGGAATATTAACCAAAGATGTAAAAAATCTTTTAGGCTTAGGCGCTGAAAAAGAATTAGGTCAAAAATCACAGCAGTTAATTGAAACTGCTGACATGACGCCTGAGCAACGTGATGAAGTGCTTGAAAACGCTAGACTGGCATATCCCATTTTGCAAGAAAGACTAAAAGCATACAAAGCTTCACGCATGGAGCTTTTAGATAAAAAGTTTTTTGACGACGCCGGAAAACCCACAAAGTTTTACAATCAAGCAATTGCTAATGAAGCTGCATACGTCGAACTTGAGCGTTTAGCAAATGCGGCTAAACGTACTCTTGAGCTAAATAAAGACAAAGAAACTGTTAATCTTGCTTTAATAGAAGCAAAACGTAAGCTACCGCAGTCTGTTGATTTAGTTGCACCTAATTTAAGCCAGCTTGAGTATCAAAAAGAAACACGTCGTCAAATAGACAAACAGCAAGAGCTTTTTGATGATATCCGGCTTACGCTTGATGATGTTGCTGAAAATTCTTTTTTAGGTAAAGGATACGAAGGCGCTGCAACAACCAAAGAGTTAGCTATACAAAAACTTGATGAATTAAAGCAAGACTATATTAATAGTGCCTTAATTCAAGCAGATGCGTATCGTAAATCTAATGGCTTAGACCCTTTAACTGAAGGCGAAGCTAAATCAATAGCTGAGCAACTTGATGCAGTTTTAACAGACGCTATTGCTCGTGGGCAACTAAAAGAAAACGAATTTGCCCAAGTTCAATCTGGTAAAGCTAAACCTATTTATGAAGAAGTTACTATTCCAGCGCAAATGCGTGCTGGCAAAATTGCAAGACCTGCCTATACAACCCGTAAGATAGTTGGGTATGAAAATTTAGACACAACACAAGAAGCGCCTGAAGGAACACAACCGTATTTAAGTCGTGAATACGCTTTGGGCAGTGTTGGGTTTGACTATGGTCCAAGACTGCCTGCTAATTTAGTTAAAGATTTACGTGCATTTGGTATTGGTGCAAGAGCTACGGGGCAACCATCTGAGCGCATGACAGGGTTTGAAAAATCAAAAGCACCTCAACTGGTAGAGCATCGTGGTTACGTGCAAGATAAATTAGCGCAAATAAAGTACAGCTTGATGCGCGGTAAGTTTAAAGAGAAAAAGCCTGGCGAAACAGGTGGCCCTTTAAAAAGAATTCCAAAAGAACGTGACCTTTTAACTTTACAAAAAACTGAAAAACAACCTAAAGAAACAGATCAAAAGCGCATTGATCGTTTGTTGGATAACGCTCTTAATGTTGGTAGCCGTTTACAAAATCAACTTGGTTTGCCAAAAAATGCTTTTGATGTAGGCAGAACTTTAATACGGGCATCTACTTTTGTTAAAGGCAAAATTGAACAAGATAAACGAGACGATGTTGACAACAAACAAATTGACAACGTACTTGATTTAGTAGACGAACAGTTACATAGGCTTACGCTTGGGCAAGACGTAAACAAAAAATATGCAGGTGATGTAGCTAAAGACATTAACAAGTTGCTAGACAGTTACGCTGATGTTGAAGAAGGCGCTCAGTTAGAGTTATTTACCCAAAGCAAAAGAGCAGCTAATCGTCAACTTAAAGACATTAACGAACAAATTGAAGAGCTTGGGCGAGTAAAAGATCTTAAAGATATTGGTTCTTTAGCAGAACTTAATAAACGCTTAAAAGAAACCGAAGAATGGCTTACTCAGTTTGCTAAACCTAGTGGCATGGGGCGTGCAACGCTTGCTTCGGCGCTTCGTCGTCCGGCATCTCAATATGCCAAAGACCCTTATTTTTACTATGCTCCTGATGGCACTATAGCAGAGCAAGTTAAAACGCTACAACAAGCTGCACAGAACGCTAAAGAAGAAAACGAACTTACAGATACATTTGCTGGCTATGTACGTTTACTTAATGAAATAGCTAGTGAGCTTAGTCAGTTAAATGCAGACTATAGATTTGCAAATATTCCTGGATTTATTCGAGGTACAAGCGTTCGTACAGAAGAACAACAGCAGCGTAAACAACAGTATTTTGATATTCGTAAAAAATTTATAGACCGCATAAAAGATATTGAAAACATAATAGGCGTAAAAGTATACGTAAAAGAAGATAAAGCGTACGTTAGCCGTAAAGATAAAAAGCTAAAACCAAAAAGCGTTTACGAAACATTACTTACTAACGCTTCGTCTGAGCTAGAAGAAGTATTAATGGCTCGTTATGCGCACCATAAAGCGGTTTTAGAGTCTATTAAAACTGCTCCTGAACGGCATTTGCATGCGTTAAAAATGCGCACTGCGGCTCAAGCTAAAATGGAAGAGTACGATGCCAAGTTAAAAGTTTTACAAGCTAAAGAATTTAACGAGCTGCCCGCTACTAAAAAAGAACGTGAAGACACACTCGAAGCTAAAAAAGCGGCAACGCAACTTTTTAGCTATTCAGACGAAACTATTAAGAGTATTGAATCTGCTTTAGATTTAGACAAAGTACGCGCTGCTGTAAACGCTGATGAAACTGTTGTAGAAGCTAGAAAAAAACTTAATGATTTACTTAAACAGTTTAAGCAACCTACAAAAGAACAAAAGCAAAGTATTTCTGCAGAAGGTAAAAATTTTAGAGATGAGCGTGCGCTACTTGATAAAACTATTGCGGAACGTGTTAAAGCGGCCGCGCAAGCTAATGCACAAATAGTAAGCCAAACTAAACAGTATCGTGTTGTGTACAACGGAATTACATACACAGTTAAATCTAGTACAAAAGTTAACGCTAAAACTTTAGAAACGTTACAAAAACAACGTGCTGCTGGCGCTGCTTTTGCGGCAGATCAAATGCAGATTACTTTGCTTGAAGACAAGATTGCGCGTCTTGAAGCACAAAAACTAGCAAGCGAAACGGGAGTAATACCTAAAACCGCTAAAAAAGTTAAAGAACTAACGCCTTTTGTTGATCTTGCAACTATTATTAAAGAGCTTGGGCCAAAAGAAAAAGCACCAGCAATTGAAATAGCTGTTAGTAAAAACGGTACACCAAAAAAATTAGGTGCGCAACAAGAAAAAGCGTTAACTAAAGCTTATGAAGATTTACAAAAAACAAAAGACAAAATGAAATTAGCTGTTTCTGCTGTGCAGAAATTAGCAATTACCCCAACCGAAACCAAATTAAAGTCTGAAGCAGAGCAGGCTGCGGATAAAACGCAAGCTATGATGATCATGTCGCAGACGCTTAATGCTAAGAAAAACGAATATCAAGATCAAATTTACGAGCAAAACAAACTTAAAGCGCCTAAAGAGCTTATTGATGAGCTAGAAAAGAAGAAAGAAGTTATTAAGCAAATGATAGGGCGTTTGAATGCCCGTGGCGAAAGAGCTTTGCGTGATATTAATCTTGAGTCTATTGAAAACGCAGTTGATTTTGTGCTTAGCTACAAAGCTCGTAAAGAAATCAAAGAAAGCACATCTGAAAACAGAATGTCTTTGCAAGAGCTAGAAGACACTATAAAAGACTTTAATGCGCAAGCTGTAGTTGCCGCTAAACTTGGAAACACAACAAATGCAAACGCTGCGCGTGAAGCAGCTAGAGAACTACAAGTTTTACTTAATGCAGAAAAAGATCTTTTACGTATTGGTAATAATCCTGAAAAAGCTGTACATAAGCATGCGCTTCGTACAGGAACCAATAGTTTTGCTCGTGCTGCTGAAACTGTGGCTAAGAAAAAGGCCAAAGAACTTGGGTTACAAGGTGAAGCTTTTGATAAATACGTTGCTCTTAACAAAACAACGCTATACAACAAAGCGTTAGACGAATTTTATTCTCAAGGACAAGTTGAAGCTGAATTTGACGATAAAGAAACAATTAACAGAACAATGTTCCGTGACAAACCCGGCAAATCGGGCGGCATTGATATGTTTGTTGCAGACTCGTTTATTAATGACTTAATTAAAAAGCAAGGGTTTGACCCAACAAGGCGTGCTGTAACCACTGCTTTAGGCGCGTTTAGTCTGCCAATAAAAATACCTAAATTAGCCGATGTTAATGCTGACTTTAGAAAAATGATTGTTCAAAATGCTTTGAGTGGCTTATCTCTTGGCATTGACGATACTTCTGATTTTAGTGATAACTTTTATAAAAAATACGGTACCCATTGGCCTGATGCTATGGGCGATCTTGAGCATAGTGCGGACAAAGTTACAGGTGGGGTGCTTACGTTATTTGAAAATACGTACAAAGCTATTTACAACAAAGACAAATTTGAAAAAGGCGTAGATAAAGCATCTGTTTTTGATGAAACTTTTAACAACGAAATATTTGAAGCATTAAGAAAACTTTACAACAAAGACAAATCAATAATTCATGAAAACTTTGTAGAGTACGCTAAAAAAGAAAATTACGAAGATTTTAAAGAATATATTGAATACATGATGGCTACTGACAGAGGCCAAATAGGTAATGAATGGCACAAAGCACATTCTGCTTTATATATAGACGATTCTGTTGAATATAGTGCAACTGTTGCTCAAGCGTACAAAAAAGCACTTCAAGCAGTTGGTTTAAATACACAACAAGCTGAAAAAACTATTGAAGAAACAAGTAGTAAAAAAGTAACGTTAGCTACAGGCGTTAACTTTATATACGCTAAAAACATTTCTGATGCACCGCAACAATTTATAAACGATGCGGTTGCCGCTGGCAAAGACTTGACTAAAGTTCGTGGTGGCGTAATGCCTGATGGCACAGTAGTAGTTATTGGTGACGCGCACACGGACCTAAATGACCTGCAAGAAACCATTGAGCACGAGCTTATTGGACACTACGCAGTAGATACTTTACTTGGCCCGGCGGGCATGAAGGCGCTTGTTAAAAAAGTGTTTGCCGATGGAGAAGAAGGCGTACTTAAATTAGCTACTGAACTAGGTGTATATGATGATGTAACTGAAGCTTTTGCCGCAGCTAAAGGCACTAACATGTCTGAAGAAGCAATGCGCATGCTTGTTACTCGTGAAATGGTAGCACACACCGCAGAACGTCCGTTACCTAGCAAAGCAAGCTCAGCTTTAAAAGACTTTATTAAGATGATTGTTAACGCCGTGCGCAAGTTCTTTACGGGCGCTGGCTTTGACAACATGCCTAGCAAAACAACGCAGGAAATATTTAATTTAATCCGCGAAGCTAAAAAGCAATATGAGGGTGGCAGGCTCGGAGCATACAGAACTCCTGACGGCAAAACAGCTTTCTTGGCCCCTACAAGTTACAGCCGTGAAGTAGAACAGAAGTCGATTGATGTTATTAACAAACTGTTTGCGCAGAAAAAATCAGTTAAAGATGGCATTTTTGCAAACGTGCTTGGCTTGCCTGGTTACACACAGTTTATTGACCGCTTAGCGCCTGCCACAAAGATTATAGAAAAAGCCGAGAGCGCAGGCATGATTGACTCTGTGTCAGCTTTGCAAACTACTATGTACTTACGTCAAACAGATCAGCGTTTAAATTTGACGGCTCAATCTGCTACTGATGGCGTACCACAGCTAACTAAGAATGCCGCTGGTGAAATGGAAGTGCTTGGTAAAAAAGATGGCGCTAACTTAATTAAGGTTGGCAATATATTGCAACGAGCAAAAATGCTTGGTAATGCGCAGGCCATTAATAATTTGTTTGGTTTGTATTTAGTAGCTATACGTGCTAAGCGTGTTGGGTTAAAAACGCTAGCTTCAGACTTACGGATAACAGAAAAAGAATTAAAAGACGTTGTTGCTAATATTGAACAAGCCGGCGCTAAACCTATATTTGAAGAAGCGGCTAAAGTTTATGCTGAGTACAACAAAGATTTAATTAATTTTGCAGTTCAGACAGGCGCTATTTCTAAAGAAGAAGGTGCTCGATTAACTAAATACAACGATTACGTGCCTTTTTACAGGGTGCGTGACGGTATTGCGCAACTAGTTATCTCAGGCGAGCAAGTTATAAATGTAGGGCGTTTAACAGATCAGCCTTACCTAGATGAGTTGGTTGGCGGCAAAGAGATGTTGGTCAACTTTGAAGAAAGCGCGTTTCAAAATACAGCTGTATTGGTTGATTTAGCTTTACGTAACTTAGCCACAGGTCAATTAGCCCAACAACTTGAGAAGATTGGCACAGGGCAGACTAAAATTGCCACACGTGTTAGCCCCAAGCTAACTGGCACAGACATTATTAGGGCAAAAATAGACGGTGTGGATGCGGCTTGGCGCTTGAATACCAAAGATACACCTTTTGAAGATATACCTGCTGACCTGTTAATTAAAGGGCTTGACGGTATTAAGCTGCAGATACCTGTGGCAGTTAAGATTTTAGGTTTGCCAAGCCGTTGGCTGCGCACCATGATTACTAGAGATCCTGCGTATTCTGTGCGGCAGATCATTAAAGACTCTACGGCAATGTGGCTTTACTCAGGCGCAAATGCTAAGCCTGTAATTGACGCTACCAAAGAACTTGGCAGCATGTGGGCTAACAAGAACCAGACTGAGAAAGAACTACAACGAGCTGGTTTAGTGGGCGGTCAACTGTTTACCGGTATGCCAGAGGACATGAGCAGAATCATGTTGCAGATTACCAGTGGTAAAACGGGTTGGCAAATGTTGCTAGCTAAATTAGATCGGGCCGCTATGAAGGGTGATGCGGCTACCCGTGTAGCTATGTACAACGCATACCTAAAACAAGGCATGACGCCTATGCGGGCTAAGCTAGCTGTTTTAGAGTCGCTAAACGTAAATAAGCGTGGTTTATCGCCAAGCGTGTATTGGATGTCTACTTTGGTACCGTTCATGAACACACAGGTTCAAGGTTTGACTATGTTTGCCAAGTCGTTTAAGGGAACTAGCAACCTAGGCGGACAAAAAGATTTGCGTATGAAGATGTTTAAGCGCGGTACGTACTTGGCGTTGTTTACCATGATGTACGCTGCAGCTATGCAAGACGACGAGGCATATAAAAATGCTGATCCGTTTGTTAAGTACAACAGTTGGTTTATCAGGGTGCCGTTCCTTGACGAACCGATCAGAGTCCCAACACCGTTTGAATTTGGATACGTGTTTAAGGGTTTACCCGAAGCAGTATTTAACATGATGTTTAATGACGAAGAAGCTAAGAACGTACTTAAGTTCTTCAAGCAAGCCGCTTCTAACAGTAACCCAATTGGTTTACCGCAGGCAATCAAGCCAGCAATCGAAGCAACTGCTAATTTCTCGTTCTTTACCGGTCAAGATATTGAGTCCGCAAAAGAGAAAAGAATGCTGCCCGGCTACAGAGAGCGCCCACAAACAACTGAATTAGCCAAGTGGGTATCTAGCCTTGATAAAGAACTGCTATCGCCTGTGATGCTTGATTACTTAGCCAAGGCATACGGCGGTGGCCTAACGCTTGCGCTTACTAGCGCCTTAAATCCTGTGCTTGCACCAACAACAGACGTGGCTTCACCCACCAAAATGCCTAGCCAGTACCCAATTGTTGGCGGTTTCTTTCAACCTAACGATGCAAGCGGGGTAATTAACGCAGCCTACGAGACCGCAGAGCGCGCGCAACAAGCTTCTAATACGCTAAAGCAGATTGCCGCCAAGGGCAACAAAGAAGAGATCGAAGCCTTTGTACGTAAATACAGCAACGAGTTGATGATTGAGCAAGCCGCCGGTGCGTTTACTAGAGAGATGGGTCAGCTAGCTGCCGCTGAAAAAGCGGTTCGTGAAGACAAGCGCATGAGCGCTGACGAGAAAGCTGAGAAAATCAAGCAGTTACGCGCAATTAGAATCAAGATGGCTGAGGCGCTTAATAAGTCTAAACCCTCTTAAATAGCACCCCGATCTTGCCGTTTTGTACACCAAACTCGGCTTTGCCAATGATGCCGCTATGTATGGCGGCTTTGAGCCCTTCTTCTCTAGTCTCTGCTAGCTTTAGCGTTGGCACAAAAAAAGCCCCCTTGACGGGGGTGTTAACCCAAGGGTAATGCACCTTAATTTTCCTCATCGTCTTCTGTAATTGGGCGACATATTCTTAAAGCATTGACACGCATTTCCGGACCACGCGTTCTAGACAGCATGTTTGGTTTACATGTATCTACCTTAAAGTTTGGTAGTTTCTCAAGCTGCTCTTTGAAGTCCGAGTAGCCATAACTCATAGCTACGCAGTGCGCCTTGATTAGTTGAATCTCAATGTAGTAGTTGACGTGCCCCGGCGTAAACCCATGCTCAACTCGACCGGCTACATTAGTTCGAGTAATAGATTGGTCAATCTTACCATCGTCGCCAAGGGTAGCTTTTAACGTACCATCCACCATTTTGACAACCACAAATTTGCCGTAGTGCTCACGGGTGTAAGCGTTAAGAATGTCTTCGGCACTTCTTTGACTACCATATATTGTGGAACGGGCGCTTACTACCATACCTTTTAATACATCAACAATCGGACCAATCGGTATGTCAATCAGGTTGGCATGCTTTTTACCGAGTAACTGAATCATGGTGATGATACAAGCGTTACCCGCAGTCCAATAGCGCTCATCGTCGTTAGCTTGGAACTCTTCCTTTACGCGCTCATGCACCTCAAGGTAAAGCTTTCTAGCGGTTTCACGATTAGCCACAAGCCACTTGATTAGTTCCCGACCAACCACGCCGTAGTTGTCCTTGAGAAGACCCAAAGTTTTGGCTTCATCAGGCGCCCACCTTAGCTTGCGGTTCATCTTTAACTCAAGCAGACGGAACATCTCGCCCTGAGACGCATGCTTACGCGCGCCTGACAGGTAGTCCATGACGTGGGTGTTGGATGAGAGAAGCACAAGCAGTTGCCAAGTAGAGTTATTGATACGCTCCTCGTTGGTGCCTTGCTTCATGCGGTCTTTGCCTTTACCCTGCGTTAAGTCAAGCAGGAACTCAGGTAGCCACTCGAAGTCGTCACGGCTCTTACTGGTGGTCTCGTCAATAATGAACGGCAGACTGTTGAGCAAACCTTGGCGTTGTTGCGACGCAACGATAGATGTGCTTTGGGTTACACGGTAGCGCTCAGGGTGCCCGAAGAAACTAGCCGCTAACTCAAGGGTCAACGACTTACCTGTGCCGGATTCCGAAGAACCTAGGTGGTAAACGCAACCGTTGAACTTGGTAAAGTCCATAAGCAAGGATGCCGGCCCGACAAGCGCCATGGCTAACAATTGCCACTCTTCTTTAGCAATCAGCATGTTGAAGACCTTGCGCCAGTTCTCTACGGTGCCGGTTGGCTTGGTCGCCTTGTTGATGTTGTCCAAAGCAGGGGTCGGTACATACACTTCCTTGCCGCCTTGATAGTACACGGTGCTGTTGTATACAAACGACTTGTCTTCTTGCCACCCGCAGTTAGTGGGCACCTTGATTGCACGCTTGTTGGCGCTTACAAACTCTACGCAACCACGCACATACTCAAACAGATTCTTGTCGTTACCTGAACCATACGAGGCGATGATGTTCTGATTAGCCAAAGCCTTAACCGTTTCATCTTTACTGACAACAGATTTCTGAGGAAGCAATATATCAATAGCTCCTTCGGGGCGCATAGCAATCATATGCACCAAGTGATCGCCCTCGTTGTTAAGAATGTCCACCGCAAACAGATCGTAAGGTAGTAGCATGACTTGTTTGCGCGATTTCTTGCCGTCCTCGTCGTCCAGTAGCTTGTCCATAAAGACACCACCGTTAGCGCCGTAGCTGAAATTCTTGGGCGGTGTGGGGCGGGTTATGGTTTTTGCCTCAGCTTCTGGTGTATCTTCAGCCTTCTCCACAACGACTTCCTTGGGAGCGTTATCAACCTTAATTTCTCTGCCTAGGGCTAGTGGGTTGGTAATCTTGCTAAAGTGTGGGCACTTCTCGCAGATGCCGGGGTTAGCTTCGTCAAACTTAAGACACCCATACGGACCCTTGATAGCGTTCCACTTCTCCATATGGCGGTCGATCTCGTAAGGGTGCATGGCTGAGATTGCCAAGCCTGCCTCTTCTCCATCGTCGCAATATTTAGCTATGCTGAGGATGCCACGCCACAGGGGTTCCATGCCGTCTTTGGTAGCGTTCTCACGGTAATAATTGATCTGCCCGCACTTATCGCCGATAGTTTTAAAGAATGTAATGCTGTTCTCTATTAGCTTTACGCTATTGGCTGTTGGAGGGGCTTTGGGGCGTTTGCCGGGGATTTGCAAAGGCGCTATGGTTTCGTATGCCGACTGCCCGATTAGGTCTCTCAGGGTCGTAGAAAGCGTCTCAAAATCAAACACGTCGCCTTTATGCTTGATCGTTACCTTGCGTGGCTTCTCTTGTTTGTAGTTGTGCGTATCAGGCACCCGTAGCACCCTAGCCGCATCGCCCGTAACTGCGGCATCAATCTTAAAGCCCTGCTTTCTGCAAAGCCGTTTGAGGTTCTCTGCAACAGGTTTCCAAGCTTCAATGGTTACTTCTTCGGTGAAAGGCCAATAGACATGTAGCCCACCCCCGCTTGAAACAATCCAAGGAGAGCCTAGCGAAGCAAGTCCGCTTTCTGTTATAAATGAATCTAATGCCTTAGCTGCCTCAGCTTTGTTGGGATACTCTTTTCCTTCTCCGCAATCAATATCCAAAAACAGCGACTTAATTTTTACTGCCGATTCTGCCTTACGTTCTTTGGCACTAAACGATGCAAGCGCGAAAAATGCGTTGTATCCCTTTGCGTCAAACGCCATGGCAGCACTATACAGTTCGTCGATTGTGTCGACAAACACGTGCTCTCTTTTTGCTGTGCTTATTTCAACGGTGCAATACAGACCCGAAGACGGTAGCACAGTCGCTAGGAATTCCTGCGACGCCATGTGATACCCCTTGAGTTATTTGATACGTTTAGTTAAGTGCCATTCGGTTTTAGATAGTGACGTAGGGTTTATTTGCGTATGCATTTTCTGAGTGCCTCTTCTGCTGAATGACTTGTGGATAAAATGTTCAACAAAGAACTTACGCTATTTCTGTATGAGGGCGTTACTTCGCTACCCTTAAACCAGTTGTATACCGTTTGCCTTGTTGCGCCTGTAAATTTGGCTATCTCAATGACTGGGAAGTCTAGATGAATAGCCCACCGCCCAAGTTGGTTTCCCAAAGACTTAGGCGCTTGTTTTGTTGCTTGTTTGATTTCTTCTGAATAAGCCATGTTTGTTTGGGGGCTTGCGCCCCCGTCCTTAAAAACAAGTACTGTTGCAATTACCCCATTGGTCACAACACGTTGTACAGACGACCATTCTGCCATCAGGCGTCATGATTGTTGAAGTTCTGCATTGTGCGTAAACCGAGAGAGCGGTTAATGATAAAACAACTCCAAGAATCAGCTTATTCATCATCCCACTCCTCAACGGTAGAGGCTAAGCTACTGGCTTTTTTCTGCGGAACAGCGTTTGGCTTTGTAGCTGGCTTGCGTTTCTCAGGCTCGTCAACATCGTCAGTCTCAACCTCAACTTGCGCTACCTTGGCTTTAGCCGCAGGCTTTGCACCTTCAAGTTGTAGTGGCTTGTCAGCAGGCTTGGATACAGACATTGTGATTGCGTTTTTAGCGCTTACAGACTGACCCTTCTCAATTACCGTTGCATACTCGTCTTCTTCTAAGTAACGCACTGGTTGGAAGAACAACTTGGGTACTGCCGCCTTGGTATCAAAACGTAAGCGTGTAACAAGCATCTCAGGGCTAACATTCTGTGCCGCAAGGTAACGTGCGTACGCTTGTAGTGGGCGCTTGTCGCCTTCTTCTTTACCAAAGATTGATGTAGCCGCTAAAGTCAACTGCATTACATCACCACCAATGTCGTTGGCAAGAACCACTGCAAGACGCTGAGAGAAACGGCAGGCTTTGGAATCGCCTTGACCCGAACCTTTAACGTTCATTGGGCATGATGCGCAGTCACTAGCTTGTGGCTCTTCAACGCTTGCATCAGGTTTCTCACCATCAGCAGACCAACAGTCAGGCGCTTTGTTGACGCCTTCTTCGTATGTGCCTGCATAGAATGTACGGCTGATTTTTGGTGCTGCATTAACAATCACAACATCAAGGTGGCGGTCGTCGATTGATGTAATCTCTTTACCGTCAGCCATCAAGCGGAATACACCGCCCTTGATAGAAATGCGTTTGCTGTTTATGCCTACGCCACCTGCAAGGCTTTTGGCAAGATCGGATAATTCACCTTTGCGAGCAAAGGCGGGTACTTGTGCAGGATTAAATTTGGCTATTTCGCCCATGATGTTTCCTTCATTTAGTTGGTTTACGAACAGTTACTGCATACTCAGACATTGAATTCAAACCCGCAGGAACTACACCGGGGTTCTCTTCCAAGAACGTTGCCATGTTCTTCTGCGCTATGCGCTTCTCAAACAAATCCAACGCGTCATGCTCCACGACAAACGTCTTGAATGAATCCCAGTCGTCTGTATAGTAGCGAGTCTTTTGAGACAAGATGATTGTGCCCTCGGGCGTACGCACCGAGTTAGTTCCAAGCGCCATCATTTGGTCCTTCATGGCGTTCTTGATCTCATCTTGTTTGGCTTTAAGCTCTTCGATTTGGCTCTCGTACTCTTGAGTCAGTTCTTGAACTTTTGTATATATCTTGCGATACACACGCGCTAGTTTATCTAGCGGTATTACTTCATCTTCGTTTGGCATTTATATGCTCCTTTGTAAAATATTTTACACCTATAGAGACGACGTTACAACTGAAATAGGGTTTTCACTAAGAACTAATTTCTTCCCTATACAGACTCAACAAGAGGTCATGTCCTTCGACACGCTTCTCAAGTTGTGCAAACATTCGTTTTTCTATTTCACTACCTTGTAAGTGTATCACCGTTACGTTTGTGCTGGTTTGCCCAATACGATCTGCTCGTGCAATACACTGCAAGTACGTCTCTACAGACATAACTGGTCCGTAGAATATTACAGTATCAGCCGCAGTTAATGTTACACCATGTGATGCCGCTTGCGGTTGAATTACTAAAACGCGTGGCTTATCAGTAGTTTGGAAGCGCTTGAAAATATCTGTGCGCTTGTTGACCCCAACGTCGCCATGCACCACTTCACAATCTACGTTGTGTCTTTGCAAGAAAGTAGAAATCGTTTCAATGCTGTGCCTAAACGGTGCAAAGATAATAACCTTACGGCTAGTCTCTTCAAGAACTTCAAGTAGCACGTTCAGCCTAGGCGCGCAGTCAAACTCAACTACCTCTTTCTCATCTGTGTAAGCCGCTCCCGCAGAGATTTGAAGTAGCTTTGATACACCCGCCGCGGCGTTTACTGCTGTGATTGTTTCGCCTGCGGCTTGTAGCACCATCTTGTCTTTGAGCAAGCGGTAATACTTAACTTGTTGTGCAGTCAAAGGTATTTCGCGGGTCTCGGTAAGCACAGGCGGTAGGTCGGTACATTCCTCTTTGGTGTATCGAATTGCGGGTTGCAACGCGTTGTACACTTCTTGTTGCGCATTGGGTTTGGGTAGCCACTTGAACTTGCTGACTTTAGCCATGACTTTATCTTGCCATGCAGTAGCAAACTTGGGTACGCCGTTAGGATTCACTAACTTAGCCAAGCCGTAAGCATCGACAGGCGACTGTGATGCAGGAGTGCCAGTCATCATCCAAAGCATGGTGTCAGGCTTTAATATCTTGTTGAGCGACTTCCAACGTTTGGTGCTTACGTTCTTGTATGCGTTTGCTTCGTCCACGATAACTAAATCAAAGCGACCATCGTTAATAATCTCTTCTGCAATTAGGTTCAATCCATCGTAGTTAACCACCACAAACTCGTAGTCACCTTGCACCATTTCTATACGACGTGTTGCTTGGACGTGATGAGCCGCGATAACTGAGCGATGAATGACGCTCTTGCCTATACTGCTAATCCATGCGTCGTGCATGATAGACAGGGGGCATAGAATCAAACACCTACGTACCTGCCCAAGATTCATCAGATAGTCAGCCGCCCATAATGCTGAGAACGTTTTGCCAGTTCCGGGGTCGTTAAACACAAACGCTCTGCGATTCATTGTCAAGAACGATGATGTATCGACTTGGTGAA